ACAGGACAAATGCGTTATATAATTAACCAACCCAAAGGCCGAGACCCAGCTTACTCTGGGTTCCGGGGCTTGCCCCGGGTTCCAGAGTAATGTCGTTACCTCAAGCGAGTTAGTCACCCACGTAGCTAGCTCATCTGGCTCCAGAAAGTCTCCGCGGCTTCGTCCAGAATAGTCGGGTCGTTGACTTCCGAACCGCCACTCGCAAAACTCAAGAAGTCTTCCCAGAGAGAGGCACAAATCGCGCGGATAGTGCTCTTCAACTCGTGCCAGAAAAGTGGATGCATCGGGGCATTCTCGTAGTAGGTCTCTCCATCCGGTGTTTCCACGACCGGACTCAAGCTCTGCAACTGCGAAGTTACAAAGCGCCTCAGTGTCATATTTCTTGCAATATTCTGCCACGGCTTTGGCGCTTCTCGGCTTCTGTATGTTAGGATGGTGTCCGTCCACGTCGAATACTCTTGCGTCAGCAAAGCGCCTCCGGCCGTCCCAACCCGCGTAAGCGTGAATATGAGGGTTCCCATCGTCGTGCAACTCGCAAGCAACGAGAAATCGTTGCACACCAAGTTCGACCTGTAGGAAATCTCGTACGCGCTCTCGAGAGAGTTCTCCGCACTGTGGGTAGGTGAGAAATACATCCCGTCCATCGTAAGCGAATGAGCGGGTGCCGCTGGACATAATATTACCCAGCGGCACTCGGCACTCGGCACTTTATATAAAGGTGCCACCACATCCAAAAACATTTGGATGGAACTGCTAATTCCAGAAGTAGTAACCGCCGGACTCGGGGCAGTTGCCACATACGGAATCGTTGCGTATGCCGAAAGAGGACACAAACGAAAAAATCCTTGGGCAACTCCACCGACAACTCCAACAGCTAACAAACAAGCTAGACTTACTCTTCCGATTGGTCGAACAGCTATGCCACGATTTACAAGAAGGTCCCGATTCGGAAGAAAGCGACGAGGAAAACGACGCTACTCAGCCCCTCGAACTCGAGTAAAGCGCGTGCTGCGCAGCGCCAAGCGTCGACGCTTCAAAAGCGCAGTCACCCGCATTGTACTTGGAAAGCAAGAAACATTCAAGAAGCACTACACCGAAACGTCTTTCACACTCGCACCCGGAAATGGAACAACAGGAATGAACGTACGCGTCTTCGCACCATGGCAAGCAGCGTTCGCACAAGGAAATACCAGTGCTTCGATACACGGAAGCAAAGTCCATCTATGGAAATTCATGTGGCGTCTCAACATCAAAGGCCTGCTAGCCGGAGACACCCACCTACAGATTCTATTCATCAAGACCGACATAATGATGGACACCACAGCTGCAAATACGGACGTGAACAACGAAGGACAGACAATGACACCTGCCACGGACGTGGATTCAGTCCCGACTCAAGTACCACCCAACAGCAACATTCCACTCTTCGATATCACCTCCTCGCCAGGACAGTTCGCCGGCCTCTCGCCGGTGACCAAGTTTAACAACGACAACATCAAGATTATTAAGATATGGAACTTCAAGCTACACGGATTCGGGCAAGCAGGAACCGATCCGTTTATCGACACAACTCTAACGTTCCCTTTCAACAAGTCAGTTCAAATTCAAGAAACGCAAGAAACCATCGACGGCGTACCACGCTTTTTCGGCCAGGCAGGTCGACGCGGACACGCCGACCAGTACTACATCCTCGTCCGCACCTGGGGACAGGATTTCATAGCTGCAGCTTCTGCCGTCGACATTGACCACAGAGGTTTACTGATGTGGAAAGAAGTTTAAAACAAAGGAGAGAATAAATCATATATCACTGCGTTAGCTCTAAGCCACTCCACTTCAGCTCCGGAAAGAGCTCCTCTAGGATCAGCGTCTCGGTTACACAACCAGATGCAAGGTCTCCCCCAATCAACTGTTCGCTTCTTCCGATACTTGTCGGTGAGAACAAAGCGCTTCTGGCTTCCAAAAAAGGACTTCCACTGCGGGAAAAACTTGATGCTGAAATCGTCGAGGACGACGTACTTAGCCTCCGCGTTCCAGTCGTCGAGATTGAACTGCCCGCAGAAGTACATGTGCGTCCCAAGAGATCTTGCCCACTCAGTCTTCCCGAGTCTACTTGCCCCGCATAAAAGCAACGAAAGAGGGCGCTCAACATCTGCCTACTCAGATTAGGGATTGAGCAAATTAGGACGGCCAGACCATTCAGTGAGCTTACCTTGAGATTAGCCCGAATTAGGGTTAGCGGTGCGATTAAACCAAACAGGACAAATGCGTTATATAATTAACCAACCCAAAGGCCGAGACCCAGCTTACTCTGGGTTCCGGGGCTTGCCCCGGGTTCCAGAGTAATGTCGTTACCTCAAGCGAGTTAGTCACCCAC